GGGGCCGGGGAAGCGGCCTGCTATGGTGCACGTGACCATCCGGATACCAAGGCACGTGGTCGAGCGATACCCGGACCTCAAGACCATGCGCGATGCGTGGGTGACCTACGTCGAAAGCCTTCCTTACCTGAGTAAGGAAACCGGAGTTGACAAAGTATAGGTGGGATGTAATCACCCACACCAAGGAGCAAACGTCATGGCAGCAACCCCTGAGAAACGGGTAAAAGATAAGGTAGTCGCCGTCCTAAAGCAGGAGGGTGCCTACTACTTCTTCCCTGCAACCCACGGCTACGGGCGTAGCGGTGTGCCTGACATCGTGGCCTGCGTGAACGGGCTGTTCCTTGCCGTCGAGTGCAAGGCCGGGAAGAACAAGATCACCGACCTGCAAGCCCGCGAAATCCAGTCGATCCGTGCAGCGGACGGCGTGGCCGTGGTGGTCAACGAAGAGAACTGGGACATGCTCCCCGAACTGATCCGCAAGCTCAAGCGGGGCACTTCTATCATAGCTTCTGTAGGAGACGAGTGATGCGTAAGTGGATGACGATGCTACTGCTCGGTGGGAGCATGGCGGTCTATCTGCTGTTGGCGCGGCGCGACCCAGAAGACGATGGCTGGGGTGACCTTGGCCCAGACTGGTGGGACCTCTGATGGCGCTTGGTGACGGCCTCCGCAGCTTCGCTGTCTGGACCCGGCGAGACTTCGCCAAGGATGAGGTGGTGGTCACCAAGATCGAAGAGTTTGACCCGACTATTCTCTACCCGCCTGAAATGAGCGGCGTGGTGCGGGCCAAGGATGAACTAGACGCATGGTCCTTCGTGGACCGGCTTAACCGAGACCGAGAATATTATGACCGACTACGGGACTGATGCACACGAACTGTATCGGAGCGATGATCCTGATACGAGCGCAGAGGCTGCACACAGCATCGACAGCACCAAGCTGGAGAAGATGGTCCATGAGGCTATCTACTCCTATGGGCGTAATGGCTGCATCGCCGCCGACCTGCTGAACAAATACGACTACCTGCCCTACTCCAGTGTGACCGCCCGCTTCGCTGCGCTTGAGCGCAAGGGCTACATCACCTGCGGGCCAGACAAGCGCCGTGGACCTTCTGGGCGTAACCAGCGGGTTATGCGGGCTGGCGAATATAAGATCGGAAAGACCCAGTGAACGTCATAACCGTTGACTTCGAGACCTTCTACGACCGCCACTTCTCGCTCTCGAAGATGACGACCGAGGAGTATATCCGCGACGAGTTGTTTGAGGTTATCGGCGTAGCTGTAAAGGTAAGTGACGGCGAGACCCAGTGGTTCTCCGGCCCCATGCGCGACACGAAGAAGTGGCTCGACCAGTTCCCTTGGGATAGCAGCGTAGCTGTGGCGCACAACGCCATGTTCGATATGGCCATCCTCAACTGGCACTTCGACATCCGCCCCAAGCGGATCGCGGACACGCTGTCCATGCTGCGCGCACTGGACGGACCTGACGCTGGCAACAGCCTCGCCAAGGCAGCCGAGCGGTATGGGCTGGGTGTGAAGGGCGACGAGGTTATCAACGCGCTGGGTAAGGGGCGACTGGACTTCACGCCGGAAGAGCTAGGCCGCTACGGGCAATACTGCATCAACGACGTCGAGCTTACCTACGAGCTATTCAACCGCATCGCACCGGGCTTCCCGCAGGTGGAGTTCAAGCTGATCGACCTGACGATCCGGATGTTCAGTGAGCCTGTGCTGGGGCTGGACGCGGCCATCCTGAAGGACCACCTCTCCGAGGTGCAGCGCAAGAAGAACGAGCTTCTGGGGAAGGCGCTCATCTCGAAGGACAACCTGATGTCCAACGGGCAGCTTGCCGAGACGCTGCGAGACCTTGGTGTCGAGCCGCCCATGAAGATCAGCCCGACCACGGGCAAGGAGACCTATGCCTTCGCCAAGAACGACGAGGACTTCAAGGCGCTGCTGGAGCATGAGAACCCCATCGTTCAGGCGATTGTGGCTGCGCGGCTAGGGGTAAAGTCTACCCTTGAGGAGACCCGGACCGAGCGGTTCATCCAGATCGCTGAGCGTGGGCCGCTACCCATCCCGCTACGCTACTACGCTGCCCATACCGGGCGCTGGGGTGGGGACGACAAGGTCAACATGCAGAACCTGCCGCGCAAGTCGCCACTGAAGAAGGCGATACGCGCCCCAGAGGGATACTGCTTTATCGACTGCGATAGCAGCCAGATCGAAGCGCGCACCTTGGCATGGCTGGCTGGACAGGACGACCTTGTGGAGTTCTTTGACAAGAACAACGCTGAAGTCGCGGCTGGAGTGGAAAAGGAGGACATGCAGTACGACCCGTATAAGATCATGGCCTCCCAGATTTATGGTATCCCCGTAGGGGAAGTCACCGACGACCAACGCTTCGTGGGCAAGACCACAATTCTCGGCGCAGGTTACGGGATGGGCGCGCTGAAGTTCCAAGCCCAGCTTAAGACGTTCAACGTCGATATGGACCTTGAGGAGTGCAAGCGCATCATCCGGGTTTACCGGGAGACCTACCCCATGATCCCGCTGCTGTGGCGGCAAGCCGGGGAGGCACTGGATGCCATGGCGAACAACCAGACCGCGCCGCTGGGCCGGGACGGGGTGCTGCTGGTGTGCGGTGCAGAGGGTATCAAGCTGCCGAACGGCCTACGCCTACGCTACGAGAACCTGCGCTGGGTGATGAACGAGGGCAAGTCCGAGATGGTCTACGACCAGAAGAAGGGCCGAGCCATCATGACCACCCGCATCTATGGCGGGAAGTGCGTTGAGAATGTGTGCCAAGCCTTGGCCCGCATCGTGATCGGTGAGCAGATGCTGATGGTCGCACGGCGCTTGCGCGTGGTGATGACCGTCCATGACGCTGTGGGTGCTATCGCACCAGTAGAAGAAGCTGACGAGGCGCGTGCCTTCGTCGAGGCGTGCATGCGGATCAGGCCCAAGTGGGCTGGCCTCCTGCCGCTGAACTGTGAGAGCAAGATGGGAGCAAGCTATGGCGGATGAAGTGACCCGCGAAACGCGGATTAAGGATTTGGAAGGGCCGATTCGGCTCGTGAACGCGCTGGCCCACGGATACCCGCTGTTCTTTTTTGGTAAGCGCGAAGCCACTGTCGGGGACTATATTGACCTGCCAGATGAAACGATAATGCGCGTATCAAACTTCGGGCGAAAGTCGCTGCGGGATTGGAAGCGCATGACTGCCCATCTGCGCGAGGGGTATACCCTCGAAGACAGAGAACAGAGCGTAGAACAGCACGAAGAATACCATGCCCTTAAGAAGCTACGGGCAACCCTGAATACCATTGGTGGCGTCCACAAGAACCTTGCCCGTCTCTACGGGGAACTGGCCGACATCGTGCTGCCCGTCGAACGGACATAGGAGCAAACCATGACTGATAATATTCACCCGGTGGTCGAACTACTCGCCGCCCGTATGGAGACCCACCCGGAGGAGTTTCCGGTCAACCCGAACGGGCGACTACCGATTGGTGGGCGCTGGTCTCCGTGGTTGGCGCAGGCCGAGCATCTGATGAACGATGCAGAGCGAACGCTCATCTACGACAAAGCCAAGTCGGCAATCTTCCAACGCATCCACGAAGAAGTGCTGGACGAGCTACTCAATGGTGAGCAGCGCCGCGCTGAGGAGAAGGCCGCACATGATGCAGAGATGCAGCGCCTAATTGCGCAGTCACAGGTCAACCCCCAGAGCGTCTACAGCTACCAACAGGCCACAAGCACACTGGGGCAGATCGGGATCAGTTCCCAAGCACCATCGCAGCCGCTGGTCATCCAGTCGGGCGGTAAGGAGGCCATGCGCATCCAAGCCAATGGCGACATCAAGATCGGCAACGAGACCCTGAACGAGGGACTCCTTAAGAATATCAAGAAAGCACTAGGGCTATGAGCGAATATCAATTCACTAAAGACTGGTTCCACTGGTCACCGCAGGTCTGGGAGCAGCTTATCCCGCTGCTGCCGGGACGGAAGGATTTTCTTGAAATCGGCTCTTTTGAAGGCCGTAGCACCGTCTGGATCGTCGAGAACATGATGGAGGATGGTGGCCACATCGACTGCATCGACACGTGGCAGGGTGGGGAAGAACATGGTGACGAGGACATGGGCGCGGTCGAGGTCCGGTTCATTGAGAACATTGAGAAAGCTACCCATGGTATCCGTAAGGACTACGAGCAATGGAAGGGGACTTCCACCGAGATGCTGGGGTACATGGTTCACAACTGCCACGCTTACGACTTCATCTACATCGACGGGAGCCACACGGCCCCGGACGTTCTGACTGATGCTTGCATGGCTTGGCCGTTGCTCAAGCCCAAGGGGATCATGGTGTTCGACGATTACATGTGGGGCAACCCGCGTGACATCCTCCACCGCCCCAAGCCCGCCATCGACGCCTTCTGCAACATTTTCGCGGAAGAGGCTGAGATCGTCCACGTTGGCTACCAACTGGTCGTGAGAAAGAAGGGAGAGTGACCATGATTGACCCATTGAGTGCATTCGTCGGGGTGTTTGTCGGCATCTGTATCGGTATGTTGATTGGCACCCTGCGCGCTGGAAAAGTGATCGATCAACTTAAGACCGAGAACGAACGTCTCTACAGGGACTACAGTAGGATTAGCACCCGAGGCCCCGGTGGGCGTTTCATCCGTACCGACAAGTAACCTACAACCAGAAGGAGCAGACCAATGCTAACCAAGAAGCGTAAAAGGAGCGAGACCGCACAGCGCGTCTACACACTACTGAAGAACAACCCAGACCTCACCACCAACGAAATCTGTCGTCGGCTTTCCGACCTCTCTGGATCAGCGGTGCAGACGGCCATCTCGCGGATGTTTATCAGTGGGGAACTCGAAAGCCGGGGTAAGGAATACCTCCCCTCTGCGGATGGGAAGATGCTCCCGCACAAGACCTACCACGTTAAGTACAAGGTGCGCCCCAGCCGCAACTCCACGAAGCCCAAGAAGCCCAGCAAGCAGCCTGCACCCAAGGTAATGCAGCCCAAGCTGGTGGTCGATACGCAGCCTGTGTGGAACCCCGCACAGACCAAGCCGGAGCCGGAAGGCCCGACGACCCCGACCGCTGAGCGCGAGGTTCTGGTACTGCGGCACTTGGCCGACATCTACAAGGCGCTGAACCTCATGACCGAGCAGCAAGATGCGCTGATCGAGGTGTTCAAAGGCACCCTCGCTGACTTGGCCGAGACCAAGAACGAGCTTGAGATGACCCAACTGCGGCTAGAAGCGGAGCAGGCCCGCCGCAACTGGTGGGATGCAGTGAAGGGGTGGTTCTCATGACGGACGAGATCAAGGTGAAGCCCGTGGAGAGACGCCCATCGCTGATGATCGCTACTCCCATGTACGGTGGTATGTGCACCGGCCACTATGTGCAGGGGTTGCTCATGACCATGGCCAAGATGCGTGAGCTTGGTGTCAACGTGGCGTGGTGCCAGATCATGAACGAGAGCCTGATTACGCGCGCACGTAACGAGCTTGTCCGGGTCTTCCTCGACAGCGAGCACGACTACCTGATGTTCATCGACGCCGACATCGGCTTCGACGGGGAAGCCATCGCCCAACTGATGCTGGCCGACAAGGACATCGCTTGCGGCATCTACCCCAAGAAGGAAGTGAACTGGAATAGCGTGGAGCGCGCTGCACAGGGTGGCAAGCAGGGGCTGGAAGATTACTCCGGTGCCTTCGTGTTCAACATGGTCGGTAGCGGTGACGCGCACAGCGATGAGACGGGCTGCATCGAGGTCCGCCATGGCGGCACTGGCTTCATGCTCATCAAGCGTGGGGTGTTCGAGCATCTCAAGCCTCACGTGCCTACCTACCGGGTGAGTACGTTCCAGAACCCAGAGACTGGGGAGTACGACAAGCCGCTGACCTACGAGTTCTTCGCTACGTCTATCGACGCAGGCGGAGCGTTACTCTCGGAAGACTACCACTTCTGCGAACTGTGGCGGCAGCACGGCGGGAAAATCCACGCTCATCCGTTCATCAAGCTCAACCATGTCGGCACCTACATCTTCGGCGGTGACATCCTCAAGAGCGGAGGGAACTTGAAATGACGGACGTAACTGAAGTCCTCGAAGAGCGTGGCAGCCGGTATGGTCCGTTCCTTACCCACGCCATGATTACGCAGATGCTCAAGGGGGTGGCGAACACGTACCTGACGCAGCACGATAAGACGCTCATGCCGGACCAGCAGGAAGCCCTCGACATGATCTTCCACAAGATCGGGCGCATCCTCAACGGTGACCCCAACTACGCTGATAGCTGGGTGGACATCGCTGGTTACGCCAAGCTGGTTGCGGATAGGCTGGAGGGGATCAGCCGCTAGGGGGTGGACAAGTGGGCACTGTCTAGTATGGTGCCCACTTCACTAGGGAGTGAGCCATGAAGTTGGACCCAAAGTTGGAGCAAGAATTGGATGCCACGGGCTTACCTTGGCATACCGAAGTGGGGGGAAAGCACTACAAGATAAAGCTGGCCGGAAGGCTAGTGGGTGTCTACCCCAAGGGTAAAGTAGCGGGGCCGTACAAGCGGTCCCTCTTGAATACCATAACCCAAGTGCGCCGCGCCGCGCAGGAGATAATGACCCAATGACCGCTTGGTCCTACAGCAGTATTAAGACCTTCGACCAGTGTCCGAAGAAGTACTTCCACCTCAAGGTGGCCAAGGATGTCAAGGACGACCCCGGCGAGGCTGCTGTCTATGGGACCGAGGTGCATGAGGCAGCCGAGTTGTTCATCAAGGACGGCACGCCGATCCCGGAGAAGTTTGCCTTCATGCGCCCCATCGTGGAGCCGCTGGCAGCTAAGGCGGGGACCAAGCACACCGAGTTGAAGCTGGGCTTGAAGAAGACTGACGACGGCTTCGAGGCTTGTGACTTCTTTCATAGGGATGTCTGGTATCGGGGCATCGTGGACCTTCTGATCCTCGACGGCGACCGGGCGTGGATGATCGACTACAAGACCGGGAAGAACGCCAAGTACGCTGACATGAAGCAGCTTGACCTTATGGCTGGCGCGCTATTCGTAAAGTTCCCTGAGCTTGAGGTCATCAAGTCCGGGCTGGCCTACGTGGTCAGCCATGAGTTCCCCAAGAAAACCCACAAGCGGGAGCATCTGGAGAAGTACCTGTCGGTGTTCGACCCGCAGTTGGATCGGTTGGAAGCGGCCATGGAGAACGGTGTCTGGAACGCCCAGACTAGCCCGCTCTGTGGGTGGTGCCCAGTCACCTCCTGCGAACACTGGAGACCAAGGAGAAAATAATGAGTGATGTGAGCATCGAGGACCAAGCAGCCCTCGCAATCGTGTTCGAAGAGAACATCCGCGACCTAGTACGCAAGCACCTGAAAGATGCGCTGGAAGATTATAACTTTATAGGGAGTTTGAACACGTTCCCCCTAGCGCAATCCACGCAGCGCCACTTCAATGTGGGTGACTATAACTTTCAACAGGCCATTAGGAATGTTATAGTCCAGCAGATGAACAAATACTGAGGACGCACCATGGCCCGTAACTACCGCGCCGAGTACGATAAGTACCAAGGCAAGCCCGAGCAGATCAAGAACCGAGCGCAGCGCAACGCTGCCCGTGCCAAGCTGATGAAGGCCGGGAAGGTCAAGAAGGGCGATGGTAAAGACGTAGCCCACAAGGTCGCCTTCGATAAGGGCGGCTCGAACAAGAACGGCCTCCGGGTCGAGAGTAAGTCGACCAACCGCTCGTTTAAGCGGGACAGCAAAGGCAACCTCGTGAGTGAGACGAGCAAACGCGAACGCAAAAAGTAAACACCAAGGAGCAAACTGGTGAAGATCGTAGAAGATAAAGCCCTCCTCTTGGAGGTGCCCGATCCGTCCGTGGTGACGGACAATATCCATAAGAGCGCCGAGGTCAAAGAAGGTGTCCTCGTAAAGTGGGGCCACACCGAGAGCGAAATCCTCGCTGGGTTGGGCTTCGACGACACCCCTTCACCCATGCTCAAGTCCTACGAGTGGACCGGTAAGCTCACGCCGTTCGCACACCAGAAGACCACCGCTTCGTTCCTGTCGATCCGGCGCAGGGCATTCTGCTTCAACGAGCAGGGTACGGGTAAGACGGCCAGCGTCATCTGGGCAGCCGACTACCTGATGAAGCGCGGGCTGGTGAGGCGCGTACTGGTGCTGTGTCCGCTGTCGATCATGAAGTCCGCGTGGCAGCAAGACCTGTTTAAGTTCGCCATGCACCGCTCGTGCAGCGTGGCCCATGGTTCGGCCAAGCAGCGGGAGAAGATCATCGACGCTGGCGCTGAGTTCGTCATCATCAACTTCGATGGGCTGGCCATCGTCAAGGACCAGATCATCAATGGCGGCTTCGACCTGATCGTGGTGGACGAGGCCAACGCCTACAAGAACGCGCAGACCAACCGCTGGAAGGTCATGAACCAGATCATGAAGGCGACTGATCCCCGGCTCTGGATGCTTACGGGTACGCCAGCAGCACAGTCACCGCTGGACGCCTATGGTCTCGCCAAGCTGGCGGACACTGCCAAGTGCCCCAAGTACTACGGCACCTACCGCGATCAGGTGATGATGAAGGTCACCACCTTCAAATGGATTCCCAAGCCCAAGGCGCAGGAGGTGGTGCACAGCATCCTCCAGCCCGCCATCCGGTTCGAGAAGAAGGACTGCCTCGATCTACCCGAGGTCACCCACATTGAACGTGAAGCGCCGCTCACGCCGCAGCAGGCCAAGTACTACGCCCAGTTGAAGAGCCAGATGCTCATCGAGGCAGCGGGCGAAGAGGTCAGCGCGGTCAACGCCGCGACCAAGATCAACAAGCTACTCCAGATCAGCGGAGGCGCAGTCTACTCGGAGAGTGGTGCGGTCATCGAGTTCGATGTCAGCAACCGCCTGAACGTGGTGCTGGAGGTCATTGAGGAAGCCAGCAACAAGGTGTTGGTCTTCGTGCCGTTCACCCACACCATCGAGCTTCTACGCGTCAAGTTGGAGAAGGAGGGCATCTCGTGCGATGTCATCAACGGCAAGGTGCCGGTCAACAAGCGCAGCGACATCGTGCAGCGGTTCCAGACCCACAAAGACCCGCACGTGCTGATTATACAGCCACAGGCAGCATCACATGGTCTGACTTTAACTGCCGCCGACACTATAATCTGGTATGCCCCTGTGACCTCTGTGGAGACCTACCTACAGGCTAACGCCCGGATCAACCGCCCGGGCCAGAAGAACGCCATGACGATTGTCCATGTGCGTGGGAGCGAGGTGGAGAGCCGC